ATGGCCCAGCAATGATACCTGACCTACCCATCTACCGGATGGATGACAAAGGCAACGAATTTTTCATTAAGTTTCCAAAGGACGTAGTGCGCGAAATGGCACACAGGTATCTGATGAAGAATAACCATCAGAATACGACTGTTGACCATGAGAAAAAACTTGCCAATACGATTGTCGTAGAATCATGGATTAAGGAAGGCGAATCCGACAAGAGTATTTCGCTCGGCCTCGGTGAACTTCCAGACGGAACATGGCTTACAGGTAGCAAAGTGAATGACGATGATGTATGGTCGCGGGTGAAGTCCGGTGAACTTACAGGCTATTCAATCGAGGTTGATCTGGAGCGTGTGCTTGTCGGTTCTGATCCGGTCGATGAACTTGTCAAAGAAATGGAGGAAATTATTAAATCAATATAAATGAAAACAATTCTCTTCATCCTGTTTATGGCTGTCACAGTCACGGCATTTCCACAACTTACCGCAAACGATGTCGGACTTCCTCAGGATGTATTCGACACCTACAAGAATTTAGTGTTCACTCAGGAATACACACCTGAAGCACTCGAACTGACAAAGCTCGAAACCAAACGCACAGTCAATGGGGTGACCACTACAACGAAGGAAGTCGTACTTCGCCCCGTGCCTCGATCATCTGCCAAGACAGTTCAGGCAGGTGTCTATGGTCTGAACCTTATTGCCAACTTTGTGCATGAGTTCGGTTACGAGCAGATTACGCAAACCGATTCCGGTTATGTGTTTACAGACACCGGAGACGGAATGAGGTTCAATGTTTGGACAAAGTCAGGAAAGTATTATTCTCAGTTACTTTGGCCGGATTATGGTTTCAGACTTACCGATCCGTACACAAGGCAGTCACGTTACTATTCAGAAGCTGAACTTATGACGATGAAATTCTTTCCGCGTGGTTCACGAACTGCCAGGACAATCACACGATCTGAACTTGCTGCATTCTCAGCACGTTATCGTATCGGTTCAGCAGTCAATCCTCAGACCCATGTAACAAGCCTATTTGCAACCATTGACAGGATCAGCAATAATCAGTACAGGGGAAATGTTTACATAAATGGAAACCTCGTTACATCGAGCGCGACACTACCACTGGTTACATCATACGGCACGACAGGCATCAGGGTTGGTGCGATCAGGTGGCGATTCCTCAATGGGTGCGTTCCGAATGACGGCGGGCAGATGACAACGCAGAATGTCATGGGTGCATTGTACTACGAATATGGCAACTTCGGAACGTGCGATGGCGCGTCATTCGGAACGGTTGATAGCAACACACTCACGACAACAATCGAGGCGGGAACTTCGTTTGATTACGACCCTGTGAATGATATTGTCACCTACAACGGAAGTAAGAACATGGCCGTGTGGTTTAGTTTTGAAACTCAGTTGGCCAATGGAAAGAACGAAGGCGGGGATGGATATTGGAGCGTGACGGAAAATAGACGGGCAATATCGCTCGGTGACTTGTAATGCAGTTTTGGTTATGTAATATATAGTTTTAGGTTAGTGTATCATGAAAAGCCCCTCAAACGTGAGGGGTTTTTTCATCCATATCCACCCCAATCGGGCGTACTTGTGCAGGTTTGTCATCCATAGCCAATAGTTATGGGAAATTTTAAAAACCTTTTCCCACCGCACAGTTAATCCTCGTCAACAAATCCGTCAAGAGTTTGTCTAAAGTTTGCGATTTTGCCGTTTTCGTCAATGTCCATAATGATATAATCACCGTAACCGCTTTCTTTTGGACACATCATTTTTGGTACATAATCCTGTTCAATTGATAAAATGGTATTGCCTTCTGCATCTTGCAAATAATAACTACCTGCATCGCAAACTTTATAATGTACTTCGGCTTTTACACCTTGTTTCCAATTGGTAATTACACCGCTATCAATATCAATAATCGGACACCACAATTCACCCTGCTTACAAGGTATTAAATCGCCTTCGGTATCTTCCACGCCATTAACGGTTGCATCTTCGTAATAGCGTACACCTGCTTTTACTACTAAAGTTTTCAATTCAACTTCTTTTTCAATTTTTACTGTTGCTTTCATTTTTAATTTGTTCTTTAAATACCCACCCTAAAAGGTTTTTAAAACTATCCCATAACACGGGTTTGGCAAAATGCCGCAGGACAGTTAGTGCTAAAATTTAAGTTTCGAGTAGCGGCACTTCGCCAAGCCCGATAACGTTAGTAGCAAGCGGGCGGACGTGCTTCGATTGAAGTTTAGTGCTGAAAATCCCGCCAGCTACTAACACGGGTTTTGTGCAATTTGCCCTATAAACTTTCTGCTATAATTTGAACATTTGTGCAAGGGCAAACTGACACAAAGCCCGAAAGCGTTAGCTGCCATGCCGTTGGACACCCTGCAACATATCAATCAACATTAGTAATTGCCACATTTTATCAATCTTGATTTCTTGAAATTCAGTTCCTTGAACTATTTCAACTGTTGTGCTTTCATACTTGTATGTATCAGGTGCTTCAACGAACTTGAAACTATCAGTAATATGAATTTCAAGGTCGCCTACAATCTTCTTTTTGTATGTGGCAATTTTCAGACTATAATATTCATCTGTTGCAAAGTCTTTATCATAATAAACTTTACATTCAAAGCCGTATTTATCTTCCAAATGAGTGGACACGATAGGCACAGCAGCTAACAAGGTATCGGCAAAAAAGCCGTTTTGTTCTTCGTTTGACATTTGTATTAAGTTTTAAGTTACTCCGCCATTTTGGATTCAAGAAAGGACAATATCAACCGCCTTTCGTCGTCGCTAAGATAGTCGATAATCTTGTGCGCCTTGTACGGCTCGCACTTATTCTCAAGTATCGAATACGACCAGATATTCTTATCCGACTTGAAGTCGATCAGGTATATCTCTTCGTCATCCAAATCAAGTGCAACGGGCGCAAATCCATTGACCACAAGAAACAGTTCACTGGCATGATCCAGTCCTGACTTCTTATCATTCGGCCAAAGTCCTGTAAATCCCTGACCAATACACTCACGGGCGTAACCGTATCCTTTCAGATAGGCCGCACAATCGGCAGGGAAGCTGTACTGCGTGCCTTTGTACATACACTGCCCAGGCAATCCTTCGCGGCTGATCTCCACTATCTCACGAACGCAAACCTGTTTGATCGCACGGCGCGAGATCATCCGGCCAGCTCCGATTAGTTTATTCTCATGGCGGTTGGTATGGATCATCGCACGGCCTGTTGACAGTTCATAGTAACAGTTCCGGCGGAATCCCACATAGTCAAGGTGGCTGTGCCTGTAAAGTTTCATCGCCCCATTATCAGTCAGCACATCATCGTCACCCATGATGATAAAGTGGGTGAAGTTGTCAGGGTGTTCATAGGCGGCTTTGAGGACAGCGTTCCACTTTTCGCCAGGACGATTCTGTTCGAGCGTCACAATATCGATCACGTTTGGATCGGATGATAGAGTCATGTAGTCGCCTCCTTCTTTTTCGGTGTATGCGGCAATGACCGGAACACCCAATCTACGAGCGCAAAGGAGTAACAACTCACTGACGCGGGGGCGACCGTTCAAACAGGTCACTATGCAGGGGTTGAATGTGTTCATGAGGCAAATGTATAAAGAAAAGTTTACCACGCAAGTCTTTTCATGAAAAAATAAACATTCAGCTATTTTACTGAAAACGATATTTCATGTCACCAAAAGAAAAACTGACTGAACTCTACCGCAAGAATCTGGAGTTCTTCAAGAAAATCGGACTCAAACTATCCGAAGAACCAACGGTTGAATTCAAAGCAGAGGGCAAACTTGCCGACGGCACCATCGTAAAAACTCCATCCGATTCTTTCGAGGTCGGAAGTGAAGTTTATGTTTCCGGTGAAAATGGTGACGCACTTGCACCCGCAGGTGAACACACCCTCGAAGATGGAACAATCATCGTTGTCGGTGAAGATGGCAAGATCGCGGAAATCAAAACGATGGAAGATTCGGAAGACGAAGAATTGAGCCAAGAGGACGCACTGGAAATCATCAAGTCGCTGAATGACCGTGTGACTGAACTTGAAACAAAGTTGAGCGCGGTTGAATCTGAAAAGGATTCCGAAACTCAGGCGCATGAAGTCACCAAAACTGAACTTTCTGCCAAGTCAAAGGAACTCGCGACACTGAAGAAAAAGGCATCTACCGATTCAGTGAAAGAGGAAAAATTCAGCAAGTCAAAGAAAAATGAAACCGCAGACGAGCCGAAAAAAGGCACTCGCGAATGGTTCATGAAATACACAGAACAGTAATCTCACCAACAAAAGCAAATAAAAAATGCCAACAGTAACTTCACTCACTACCACCTACGCAGGGGAATTGGCCGGTGAGATTCTTGCCCCTGCACTCGTAGAACTCGAAACACTGAAGCACGTAACCGTGAAGCAGAATGTACCCTACAAAACAGTAGTGCGTACAATCGTTGATGATGTGACGTTCGCAGCCGGAACTTGTGACTTTACCCCAACGGGTACTATCACACTGGCAGAGCGTATTCTGACCCTCGAAGAGTTTCAGGTTCAGCGTCAAATCTGTAAGAAAGACTTTTTCACTGACTGGTCAACAAAAGACGTTATGTCTGGCCGTGTGAATGCAGAAATTCAGGCCGCAATCCTTGAGCGTTTGACTTCAGGCATCGCTGCCAACATGGAAAACAACGTGATCTGGAAGGGTGTCAACGGCACTACCGGACAGTTCGACGGTTTCGGAACGATCATCGACGCGGATGCCAACAATGACATCAACTTTGTTTCGTCTCCGGTTGCGCTTACTTCTTCAAACATCATCGCAAAGATCGACGCACTGATCGCTGCCTGTCCTGTGGCTGTAAAGGCTGCAACCGAAAAGCCGGTGATCTACATGAACTACGCTACATGGGAGCTGTTCATGCAAGCGCAGATCGCAGCCGGTAACGGTTGGTATGCAAATCTCGGCCCAGCTATGGCAGGTCAGAAATACATGGGTCTGTATGACATCGCGGTTTGTCCGGGTATCGCAGCCAATACCATGTACATGGCTCGCAAGTCGAACCTGTGGTTTGGTACTTGGTTGACCAATGACATGAACGAGGTGTTCATCCTCGACATGAAGGACAAGGACGGTTCGCAGAATGTGCGCTACGGTGCTACTTTCTACGCAGGTGCGCAGATCGGATTGACTTCTGAAATCGCAGCATACGGACCAGGTCTGTCGTAATCAACTGAATTCATAACGGGCGGTGATGAGCCGCCCTTAAACAATACAGCAAATGCCTTGTTTACTCACATCAGGATTCACATCTGACTGCCTTGAAGGTGCGGGCGGTGTGAAAGAAGTGTTCTTCCAAAATTGGGAAGATTTTTCTGCCGGTATTACCTTCGATGGAACGACCGGAGAAGTTGATGCGCTTCCGGAAGCCACGCTTTACCGCTACGTTCCACTCAAGAACTCTGCATCGTGGTCAGACGCGGCAGTGCCGTCACAGGAAAATGGAACTTTGTTCTTCACACAGACAATAACACTTCGTTTGTCTGGTCTTTCGATGGCAAAACGCAATGAGATTTTGAATCTTTCAAAAGCGAAGGTGATCGCCTTTGTTCGCACAATGCAGGATCAGATTTGGATCATCGGTCGTCAAACTGGTTTGTACCTGTCAACCGGAACATCCGGAACTGGCGCGGCTCGCGGTGACTTCAATGGGTATGAACTCACGATGACCGCAGATGAGCCGTTGATGGCTGAAAAACTTGAGGCTTATACCTCAGTTCCATTCGACAACTTTGCAGATATTACCGTATCTCCGGCCTATCCGGGCGTATCGTGATTCGTATATGGTTATTAAGTTGAAAAGGGTGGGTTGATGCCCGCCCTTTTTTTTGAAATGATAAATCTCGCCACAAATACCGCCAATCAAACAGCGTACTTCACGCTCGATGAAGCGCGTCAATACTTCAGCGAAACCTTTACGCATTACCTTGTCATCATTACAAGGGCAGAGAATCAGCCGGGCGGACAACAGGTCGCTCAAGTGCCTGCGATCTTAGAAGATAACGCTCGATATACGTCGCTCAGAATTACAACAGTCGGTCTGTATTCTGCCGGGCAATACACATACGAGGTTTACGGACAGAATTCTAACTCCAACACCGATCCTGAGAACGCATCGGTTGTCGGATTACTTGAGCGCGGAATGATGACACTAACCGACGATTCAACTATATTTACAGCATTAACCGGAGATATACCCGATGACTACCGATCATAAGCATAACAACCAAATCACCCGAATGAACTTCGAGGTGTATACACCTGTATCGACGGAGGAAAAACCCGACCGGTTGGGATGGCTGAAGTACGGTGATCGGAATGACTTTCCCAACTACCTTGTTGAGATTAAACAATCGTCACCGGTTCATGGGTCACTTGTCAGAAGTATTGCAGACATGGTGGCCGGCAAGGGTGATGAATCGGGAACATTTACACCTGAGACGATCGGTAAGATTGCAAACGACCTGATCACTCAAGGCGGGTTCTATCTTGAGGTCATCTACACGATCGACGGTTCAGAGATCAGCCGCGTCAATCATCTTCCATTCTGCAACGTGCGGGTGTCGGTGAATGAATACAATGAGATCGACGGTGTATATTATTCCCGCGATTGGTCGCAATTCAAAAAGAAAGGTTACGAGCCGCGTTTTATTGACCTGTTTAATACGGGCGCACCGGATAAAACGCGCCAATGCCTTATCTGTTTTGAGACTACCGACGGAATCGAAAAGTACCCGAAGCCCGATTATTGGGGCGCGATCAATCACATTGAAACAGCGCGGCAGATTGGACTTTATCACGCAAATTCTTTCCTGAATGGTCTGTTCCCGTCCTTCATAATTAACATGAAAAACGGAATCCCTGATCCAGATGAGCAGAATCAGATCATCATGGATTGGGAGGGTAAATTGTCCGGGGCAAAGAATACCGGCAAGTTCATCATAACATTCAACAATCCCGGCAGCGACAATTCACCGGAGATCACGAGCTTCCCGATGACGGAGGCCAACACTTCGTATCTGGAACTCGCGTATCGTCAATGCACTGAACAGATATTCATCGCTCACCGTGTTACCACCCCGCGTATATTCGGGGTTTCTGACAGTGGCAATGGCCTTTCTTCAAACACCGATGAGATGCTTGTCGGTTTGAATATCTTCAACGCTCAGGTCATCGAACCAAAGCGTAGAATGATCGAAACAACGCTTAATAAGGTCACCAAATTCAACGGTGAACCCGAAGTTAAGATTACGTCGAATGAGATTGTGCTGAAGCCGGGTGAAGAAGTGGGCGCACAAGCGGAAGAGGGTGTTGATGTTGCGGCAACCGCACTCAATGGAGCGCAGATTGCTTCACTCATTGAAATTATTATACAAGCATCTACGGGAATTATTCCGATTGAAAGCGCGAAAGCAATTATTACCGCATCATTCCCGACACTTACTCAGCAGCAGGTTGACGAAATATTCACAGGCGTTGTGCCGGGTAGTATAAACCCCTCAGAGGTTGCACTACGAGCGATGCGAATCGTGATGAATAAAAACAAATCCGAACTCGACAAATTCATCGAACAGGGTGAATCCGCGCCGGACGGTTACATTCTGATTGACACATTCGAGGTCACAGACGACGACGACGATCACACATCGAAACTCAGCGGCCTGAAGTTCGCCACATCGACCGGAACAGCACGCCCGAACTCAAGATCGGAACAGGATGAGCGCATCGACGATAAGTTATTCATCACTCGCTACCGTTACCGAGGCGAATTGAAGTCGGACACACGGGAGTTTTGCAGGAAGATGCTCACGGCTGACAAACTTTATCGGAAGGAAGACATCCTTCAGATGGAAAACCGCGCAGTGAACCCCGGATGGGGGCCAGAAGGCGCAGACACCTACAACATCTGGTTCTACAAAGGCGGCGGTAACTGTCATCACTTTTGGCAGAAGGAAGTTTATGTAAGCGCGGAAGGCGCGGGCATTGATGTGACCAATCCAAACGCGCAAGGGATCGCAGTAAGAAAAGCGCAGCAAGCCGGTTACGTCGTACGCAATGAACGAATGGTAGCACAGCTGCCGGTTGATATGCCTCATAACGGATTCTTACCAACTAACCCTATCTATGGCAATACCCAATAAAACAATCCTCGCGCCGCTTACCTACATCAAGAAGGTAACGCAGATCAATTCGCCCGTCGACGATAACATCATCAGCGCGGCTGCCTACATTGCTCAAGATAAATGGGTGAAACCGTATTTGGGTGATGCCCTTTACGACAAGATCGTTGAAGATTCAAACGATAATTCAATCACGGGTGACTACCTGACATTGCGCGATCATTACATGGTTGATGCAATCGCATGGTGGACGTATGTAGAAGTCTTGCCGCACCTGACATATAAGATCGACAACGCAACAATCGCACAGCGCGTCAGCGACGATACGCAACCCATTGACAACACGACCCTAAACAGGCTCATTGATAATGGCCGGCACAACGCGGAGTACTACACCAAACGCCTCAGTGAATACCTGTGCGAAAAGTCAAGCCTGTTCCCTGAACTTAACAGCAACACAGGATTCCAACGGGCGGCAATTGCTGAAACAAAGTCCGCGCCGGTGGTGATGATCTCATCAGGCAACAGCGCATCGGGAACACGCGGGGCAGTACCGCGAAACTGGATCAACAAAATGCACAAGTATCTATGAAGCAGCATAAGGATTCATTGGAACGAAAGAAAAACCTCGTTGAAAAACTGGTGAACTACCGGCAAATGCTCATGAAACGTAACGGTAAAACAAAGAAAAAAGATTTATGACACATCATCATTCCGATTCAGATTCAATCGTTTCATTCATCACGGGCATGGTAGTTCAGATCGTTGGTATGATAACATTTGAAACCTTTTGGATTCCGCTTTGCCTTGCCTTTGCCGGTGGTTTTCTCGGTCTGATCGGGAAGAAACTTGCTGAAATTGCAATAAGGCGCATGAATAAGTGGCTCGCATCTCCGAAGATGAAGCCTCGCAGACGTGGTCATTAGGTTAATTCCACTTTTGCACATTGTTGTAAAAATGGAGTAGTTTATATTTGTCAAAACATACACTCATGGCGGCAGCGAAAAAACCCACCTTTCATCCCGAAGATATAAGGCTTGAAGTATTGGTTCACGGACGCGATAAGCCTGAGTTCCTTATTCACTTTGTTCGCGCTGATTTCATCAACAGAATTTCTGAAAGTGTCGAGCATCGTAATATGTGCTGTGTTTGGGTTGCAGGCGAAAGTGAAGAAGCACCGCTAATTGTGAATGCGATTGTCGAAGATGTTTATGTGGCATGGGTTGAAGCTCGCAGGAATATCTATACGAATCAACTAATACTATCACAATGACACCAACCGAAATTCTGATCGAGTACCGCACACGATTCCCGAACACGCCAAACCTGACATTGGCAAAGAAAGTTTGCAAAGAACATCCGGCTTTATATGCTACGGTCGAAAGTTGCAGGGGTGCGTTAAGAAGAATTGAAGGCAAGGGCGGAGACAAGAACACAAAGATTAAGTATAAAGATCGCTACGTTCCTCCGCGTTCACATAACCCGTTTGATGATGTTCCAAAGTCTGCGGCCAAATCTCGCAAGCACGCCCATGTTGAAGGTAGTAGAATCCTATTCCTGTCCGATATTCACTTTCCATACCATGATGAACAGAGCCTTGTTACTGCGCTGAATTATGGCAAAGAACACGACGCAGACTGCATATATCTGAACGGTGACATAATTGACTGCTATCAGTTATCATCGTTTGAGAAAGACCCAAAAAAACGAAGGTTCAGTCAAGAGTTGAAACAAGTCCATAAGTTCTTTGAGATACTGCGCCGCGAATTTCCGAAGGCCAAAATCTATTTCAAAGAGGGAAATCACGAAGAAAGGTATTGGCGGTTTATGCGAATAAAAGCCCCTGAATTACTTGACATCGAGGAGTTTTCTTTGGCTGCTTTGCTAAAGTTATCAGAGTTCAACATTCAATACGTTGGTGGCCGGACAAAGGCTATCATTGGTAAGTTATCGGTCTTTCACGGGCATGAGTTTGGCAAGACCGTATTCAGTCCTGTAAACGTGGCGCGAGGACTTTATATGAGGGCGAAGGCCAACGCCATTTGCGGCCATAGCCATCAGACATCAGAACACACAGAACGCGACGTTAATGACAAGATGATAACCACATGGAGCGTCGGATGCTTGTGTGAACTTTCTCCGGACTTTTCGCCTTACAACAAGTGGAATCACGGCTTTGCATTTATCAAAACGGACGGAAATAATTTCCATGTTCAGAATATCAGAATTTACAAAGGTAACATAATATGAGCAAGCCTAAGTTCATGGAGCGTTTTGCCCAATCTGGATTTGCAGAGTTCATCCGAGAAAAGGTTAAACCTGTGGCCGGTGACGTACTTGAGATCATTGGTGACGTGACAGGTGTGGAAGCAGTTGAGCGCGTGGGTGAAATGCTGAACAAACGAAAGGAAACCGATGATGCGGCGAAGGCACTTGCGGCTGAATGGGAAATGAAACGACTTGAGTGGCAAATGGAACTTGAACGGCTCAGGGTTCAGCAGGCGATGGATGAGATGAGGATGGAGAATGAAGATCGGGCCAACGCCAGAAGCCGTGAGATCGAACACATGAAAGTCACAGGCAAACGTGATTGGCTCATGGGTACGGTAGTCATCACCGGACTTGTATTGCTCGTTGGTATTATCGCCTGCCTTGTGTTCATCCGGATTCCCGTCGAAAACCAAAGGCTCGCAGATATGACATTCGGCTCAGTCCTTTCAATCGGCACTTCGATTTTCGCCTACTACGTCGGAAGTTCACGCGGCAGCCATCAGAAGCAACAGACCATTGATCGCATAACCAAATGAACCGGTTTAAGGTATCAGATAACTTCTACCTTGATGAATTCGTACCGCCAGACATTTACAACGAGCGCGGTGAGCGTGCTATTCAACTGATCGACATTCGAGTGTTTATGGCCGCCCAATTCCTTCGTGACACCATTGGTAAGCCTATGATCATCAACAACTGGTGGAATGGCGGTAAGTTCACACAGCGAGGGTTAAGACGCCACGATTCCAAAACAGGCGCAAGATGGTCACAGCATAAGTACGGGCGCGGGTTTGATTTTCATGTACCTGGCATGACCGTTTCAGATGTTCACGCGGTTATTATGCAGCATGAGGAAATGCTCATCAACAGGCAGTGGATTACTGTTATCGAAGATAAACGCGACACTCCGACTTGGGTTCATTGCGACTGCCGGAATACAGGGTTAGATCAGATACTAATTGTAAGGGCATAAAAAAACGGCACCCAACGGATGCCGCTTTTTCACATGAACACTCAGATCAACCTTCCTGAGTAGGTTCTTCGCTTGGCAACTGTGCGTCCGGAATGAGGTCGTCATTCGACTGTACAGCAGCCTTCAGTTCTTCCAGCGCGGCCTGTACTTCAGGTGACACGTTGCCCTGAGCAGCAATAGCCGCGTCGAGTTCTGCGAGTTTTCCGTTAATTTCACCGAAGGACTTCTTTGTCTGTTCGGTCAGTGCGGCCAGCTGTGCCGCGAGTTCTGTCTGATTCATCAGTATTTGTTTTAAGAGTTTACGAATTACTTTGTTGTCACTTGGAAAGTGATAGTGTGTGTGGGTGTGATTTGCTCCAAACATGGGGCGAATATAATTCGGTTAGATTAAGCTAAGGTAAATGTTTATAACTCGGATAAAATCTTCAAACGACTTGCACAGTTCAACCTTGTAACCAGACGCTTCAAGTTTCGGGATGATTTCCTTTTGTCGCTCACTCAGTCCATTGCTCCCGTGTTTCATCTCGATAAACAGTCCGTGCCACTGGCCGGAAGCATGAGCAAGAAATAAATCAGGAACACCCGACAAAGCGCCCTCCTGTTTCATCCGGACTGCGGTTTTGTACGACCTCAAACCGCCGTTTGGAATACTGAACAGAATGATGTTCGGGTATTGGTATCGAAACCATTTGACGCACTGAGCCTGAAGTTTGGATTCATGGTGTTTCATTACCACTCCGGCTGATTGGTTACACAGAACGATTCACCTGGATTGCCATCGAGCCAAACATCGTAATCGAAGCAAAACTTTTTCTTGTTGCCAGAACATTCATTCCTGACTTCAAGCCAGTGACATGAGCCTTCAATGCCATCACTGGTTATCGTTCCGCAGTTACATGGTTCTTCTTTGTTACACGATGCCAACGACAATGCGAGGGCGATAATTAAAATTGATTTTTTCATTTTATTGTTATTGGTTATTTGTTGTTTCATTTTTTTCGGCCTCCAATTTATCAAGTTCTTCGCTTACTCTCCACTTTCGATAATCTTCAAAATCCATCAGAAGTTCAAAACAATGTTTTAGGCGCGTTCCTTTTTCATACGGGATTTTATCCCACTCATCCATCACCATCTGCTCAAACTCTGAAGGCTTTGTTCTTTGTGGCTCAGGCTTATCGTCAACCTTCGGCAGCTTATCCACCACCATCTTCAGAGCGTCACGCATAACGTCTGAGTAAAACACTTCGTAGATGTTGTTCTGCTCAAGCTCTTTGCGTTTCTTTTCCATGACCACGCGCTGCCTGTCCTGTTCGTACTTGGCGAGCCACGAAAACACCACCGAAATATCCACGCGGTTGTAAATTTCACCATACATACCACACGCCCCGTTTTGAAGTGCGATCTGAATATCCTCAAGTGAGTACATCCATTGCTTTTCCATAATCATGTCAGCGCACATATCGATCTGAAAGGCGTTCATGTTTCGTTCGACATTCACAAGCTGCACGCATGACGTAACAATAAGAATAAGTTTTTCTTTAGTCGTCTGTTTGTCATGCTTCCTCAGTAGGGCTATTGCCGGTTGCTCCAGCGCGAGCGCGACTGATAGCGATTGCTTCGGCTGCCAAGTTTTGAGTGTGTTTAGCAGCGTCTGCTGCGCTAACTGAACCGCGTTGTTTTTTTCCTGTTCCATTTTTGATAGAGTTTATGATGTTCAGAAGATTAGAATTGATCTGCTCAAGTTTTAACTGCTGCTTGTAAAAGTTATCCCACGAATCGTAATGATTCAAAATCCATTGCCAGGCATTGATCGTTTCGGTTGAAATATGTTCGATGTCCGCGTCCGGGTGTTTTTTTTCTACTTGTGAGCGCAAATAACCGATGATTTTGTTCAGACCTGCGCGCCCGGCCATGCTGAATTGCTCAGTCGTTCCGGTTTTCGATTCCAGAAATTTATTGTAAACTTCCAAAAAATCATGAGATAAAGAATCCGGTTTACCGGATGAAGATTTCTTTTCCTTCACCTTCTTATTTTCATTTTCCTTTTGATTATCATTTACATTATCATTTACATTAGCTTCTGTTTCGCTTACGGTTTGCTTCACTTTCGCTTCTGTTTCGCTTTCATTACGCTTCGGTTTCGCTTCGGTTTCGCTTCCTGTTCGCTTCTGTTTTGGTGTTGTTCCGCTTTGGTATCGCTTCAAGTTCGCATCAAGTTGCGGTTTAATCAGAGTAAATATTGTTTTACTCAGGCCGGATAGTTCTATGAGTTGAAAATTCAGCGAGTATTCAAATACAGCATTCCAGACTTCGGCCTGATTTTGTGCAGGGAGTTCTTTAATCGCCTCATAAAAGCTGCGGTAAATTATTGTTGAATCTCTCATGGCTTAAATAGATAAACCCCTACACGAACTGCCTGCATGGAGTTTGCCGACCACAAGTGGCAGAACGGTAGGGGTGTGTTGAATTTTTTTATCATGTGGTCGGCATCGCAAACGTAATCCAAAAGTCTGAAGGTAGGTCAGGCAGTTATTCGGAGGTTATGCACATCACAAGTCAGGTTCAACTTCCATCGGAATGTAGGGCATTTCGCCCTTAACATCCCGTGTCTTTTCCAGGTAGATATTCGCACACGAACACCCGCCTATTGATCGCGTGTCGGAAGAGCATTTGACTTTACAGATACCTACCTTCCATTCACGCGCGACCTTTCCGAACTTGTTTATGTTAGGCATGGCTCAGTGATTTTCGATTTAGACTTGCTTTTTCCTCGATGGTCAAAAGCGCGGTGCGTTGTTCCAAAAGAATGCTCAACTGTTCCTGAAGCATGGCAATCTTGTAATCAAGAAATGCCACACTTGCCGCGTTGGTTGCCATCAGGCAGAGTGAGATACAATCGTTCACCACTTCACTGAACTTCTTATCGGTTTCGATTAAGTCTGGTGCGGCTTTCTGTGAGCTGTGTATGACAGTCGTATGATCGCGGTTAATAAACCTCCCAATGTTCTGAAGGCTCACGAATGATGCGTTGTCGTGTCCGGCGTTCAGGAGTTTGGCAGCAATGTAACAGTATGCGTGACGGGCATACACTACCGGTCTGAGGCGTGTAGGAGATAGGATTTCATCCATTGACACCTCGAATTTTACCGCAACCGTTCTGAGGATTGCGCTAAGTTGATCTGATTGGTTCATGTTATTACTTGTTAAGAATATACTGCACAATTTCGTCGCGCAGCTTCACGGCCTGTTCGAGTTTTACAAGCATCTGTTCAATGTCATCCGGCACAGCCTGAACTTCGATAACCTTGAGCCTTTTGTCTGCCGGGAATCGCGGGTCATAACTTGCGAAGTACCACATCGGAATCTTATTGAAGAAGATGTTAGCCTGGATCTGCCAGTAATAGTCAGGCTCGTTGTCCTTCAAATCTTTTGCGGTGTCCAGTGTCCGAAGTCTGCGAAGGTGAACGGTTGAGTTATACGGGCATTTCACTTCGCCACCATACTTCTGCCCGTTGATCGTGACGTAAGCATCAGGAGACGCGCCGGAATGATCCCCGTAAAGGACAAAGTTAGGCTTTAATTGTACGTTTTCAGGATCACATTGCAGATGTTTACCAAGTTCCAAGATTGCGTGTTCTTCCCATTCGTTGCCCCAGTCTGTTGCCTTCGATGAGAATTCGCCCTGTGCTTCGCCGGTGATGATCTCAGTGGCCTTTTCTTCGATGTAGGTCATGGCCGTTTGGCTCATGTTACCAGCATCCTTATCAGCCTTGCTTCGTGGCTCCGTGAATAGTTTTCCAAGCCCTGATCCAGTGAATCGTCCGAGCCTGATCTTATCCCATGCTCGGGAGTTCTGCGCTGAATTCTTCAGCACTTCAAATTGTAGTTCGTCTGCGAGGTTCATGATACACGGTTTATTAGGTTTTCAATTTCTTCAAGTTGTTCAGCACTCATAACGTCCTTAACCAGTTCAACGGCCTGACGTACTTCAAACTCATCTGCACCCGACTTTATCGCGTTCCTGATCTTATCCATTGCAGTTTCAGGTAGTGAAGTTAGGCCTGTAGTAGCTTGGTTATATTCGACGACCTTGCCTGTTACGTCAATGACTTCCTCATACGTCTGCAAACCCATTGAAATCTCAGGGGCAAATTGACGGGTAAAGAATGAAGCTGCACGGTAACGCCTCATCAGTTCCGGCATCGACTTCCACTTGCTGCCCCCCTTCGTTGTCCAGCCTTCAGCCTTTGCCATATCCATCGAAACCCATGCCCCACAGAGAGTTTCTCCCGTTGATTTGTCAAGTGCATAGGCGCGAGTCCTGCCGCCTTCCTTGTCGTCTTCCTCATAGCGCAAGGCGCTGAACCTGCCACAGGCATTTAGTGTAGCGATCAGGAATGTTGATGACCATGAAGGTTTGCCCTGAATGACATACAGGTTCTGCATAACCATCAAAGGCGATGAGCCTATGCGGTTAGCCATTTCCAGTGCGATGATACAATTCCCGATGTTGTTCTTGTACTGCGTCGGAACCATGTCGGACTGAGCGAATACCTGCGCGATTCTTTGCGCAAGCTGAAAGTTGTCTGCGCTCTGAAATGGCGCAAGGTTGGTCTGATTGGCTGTTGCCAATTCTTTGTTTGTGTTCATGTTGTGATTATTAAGTTGTTCAAATCTATGTTGCAAACCTGAGATATGCAAACTAAATATTCTACCCTGCACCTTTCAAGCATCTTGCCTGAGTTCCACTGTGACAGGTACGTCACCCGTGCAGATTCACTCAGTCGTTCTTTTTTGAAGACGATCTTTCCGAGTTCGGACAGGGTAATCGGTTTGCCCGTGAGTTTCTTATACTGGGTCTGCGCGGCTGCAATGTCAACGTAGATCATCGTGCAAGTTTTTTGAGGTCAATATCAAACTGCCGGATTGCGTTCTCCCTGAGTTGGTCAGAGATACGATTCTCCAGGGACTGACTTCTGATGTAGCAGCACCACTCATTGAATGATGTGATAGGCTTGTCAGGGTGTGCGGTGTGGTGGATGTTCATGATTCGATCAAATAAAAGGTTAAGTGATCCGTGTCCTGACTGAAGTCGTGACTGTACATATCGCGGTACATCTTAAACAGTCCTGACTTTAGCACCGCGATTTGGCCGCGAAGTTGTGAGATGCGGAGTTCGTCCTTCATCCGTGCGCCGATGTTACCGTACCACATCACGTTGTTTGGATCGGTGTAATTCTTCTGAAAGTCGATTAGTCCGTTGAGTTGACCTACTCTTTCATTCAATCGCCTGAGAATAGCGATCTGTTTTTCATGCGCTACGATAGCGCCGGAGATGTCTTGTTGTGTCATGTGGTTTTAATTTTCGTCAAAGATATATACATTGTTTCCACAAATCCTAATCTTTTTTAAGAAAAGTGTAAAGAAAAATGTTAAAACGGCTATTGACGCGGGTTTCAGGCCTACCCGATTGACCCAAATGCGTACTTTCCGAAAGTTGGTTTCAGTTCAAACCACATCCGCATCATCATCATCGATGCAATGTCTGGCGAATATCCGAGGCGTTTTACGATTTCCTCGCG